CCTCGCCTCACGTCGTTATACTACGTGAAACTAAGAACCCTTTCCACCTTGAGAAAAACTAACTAAATAGAACGTAGTTAGTAAAACTCAAGTGGGCCAGGTTCTGGCGAGACGTCTGACTCTTAAATGTGTGACCTAGGTAGATTCCCCTCGAGATACTCGAAAGGAAACAACCCGGATTTCATCCGGACCTAAAATCACTCTTAAATAAGAGCTCGAATATCTCATGACACGCTAGTGCCATACGTGTGGGCCACCCACACGATTATATTTATACCCATAGTTCGTGGTTGTATAAATATTAACAGTACTTCTTAAACAGTATACCCGTCCGAAGTACTTTACAAAAACGGGTAAGCTCATTTTATAGAGTGAGCAACTCCGCAGGAATTTTGGCTCCTGCAACCCAGTATGGTTTTCACCGACCATACACGATATAAATTAAAACATTAGGACAACTCGTTGATAGTGTACTCATAATAAATGGGCACACCCGTAAAGAAAAACAACGAGAAATCTTCCGCCACAGCGTCATGCTGTTGATAAACAGTAAAGTTTACAATAGGCGAACCTTGACCAGGGGGAGTCACGCCAAGAGTCCTAACATTATGCGAATTGCTTTGCAATTCTTGGGCAGAAATAGCCCTTGATGCAGCAAAACGATCTGGACGATAATAAGGCAATTCAACTTCAATAGTATCATTAATGCCTAAATTTGTCGCCGCAGATCCATTTCCTGAAGAGCTATTCCACCTAGAAGCCAAATATTTTTGAATCACTGTTCTTCCTGCAGCTGCAAGAACTTCAGAATTGAAGAAAGTTCCATTCCCTGTTCCATAATAATCCTCCCTGGAAACCATAGGAGAAAATTCAATTGAATTTGAAGTGGAAAAATAAAACTTCTTTCGCATTCCGCCGCGGTAACCAGCATACGCTGGCAAAAACCACGAATGGAAAGCAGTGGGTCCCAACGTCAAAGGCGTGACAGCATCCTGAGCAACATCAATTCCATTAGGATCGTAACCCGTGTGATATGGTAAATTCTTGTTCCTCAAACCGCTAATGCGTACTGCATCTACACTAGCCTTAGGCGGATACCAATAGCGAGTGAAGCAATAACGCTTACACAACTCCCTAATGGAACATGGAGGATCACCATAATACACTAAATAAGTGGCATCTTCTTGGTCCGACTTACTAGCAATCGTCATAACTTCAGATGAAGAAGTTGGTTTGTCAGACATAGTGGCATCCCCAGTTTCAACATTAGGGTTACCACTCTGTGAAGGCAAAGGCTCAGGCCACAAATGAAAATCGACTAACTCTTTATTGCAAGGCGCTGCCAACTTAAAATCATCACAAGCTGAAACAAATACGTTAATACTAATGGGTGCGTCAATACTAGGGCACACAAGATCATTAAGAACAACCAGTTCCAAAATTCCATTCTCTTCACCTCGAACGTTAAGCAATCTCGAATTACTGGAAAAATTCGATCCTGCACTATAAGGCCGCCCGCAGTCCAACCATGGAACGGACTGACCCCAACCAACCACAATTTCGAAATCGTCTGTTTCGGCGATATCAATAACTCTGGAATAATTAGTATTGTAATCAACGCTCGCTGAAAACTCATTAGGATCCCATCTTGCCAAAATACGACCTTTATGAAAATCACTTTTGACAATCTGGAATCGAAACTTAAGCGAGCCTTGCCACTTCTCGAAAACAGTGGCCATATGGGCCAATGGAGTCATATGAATTTCTCCATTAATGTTATCAAGTTGCATTGGCAAAACACGCGTATTCCACAGCAAAGTATCCGGACCAAGATCCGGAGTCCAAGAAAATTGAGTCAAATAAGATTCCCGCTTTACATAATCGAGAATACCCATCTCATCAGTTCCGTCCAAACCTACCGTACGTGAATCCACGGATAATTCTGCTTTGCTATCCAAAGTGAGCTTCAGAGCAGCATCAGCAGCATCAGTATTCGCAAGATTTCCAGCAGGCATTGGCTTATACTGTTGAATATCAGTAATGATATTTGGCCTCGAATAACCAAACATTTGTGCAATACGACTGGTAGCATTAGCTCCAATCTGAGTTGCAGTCATGTAAGGACCGATAATAGGCAAATTCGACAACGCACCAGCTGCTTTGGCAACTGCTGCTGCAGGTTTCGAAATAATGCCTTGGCCATACTCATCATTCGCATTAATAGCATTTCCTTGATCCTTGGTATTAACACGCTTACCGCGCCTACCACTCTGTGAAGCAAGAGGTGGGTCAGACGCTGTAGGAATTGTGAGCACCACATCTTCAGCCCAAATGTATGTTGTAATGGTAATAGGATCATTGCCACCATTAGCATGCAAAAGGTTCCCAAATGATGAAATAACAATTTCACCCATGTCATCCCAATCAGCATCGGGAATACTAAGATAATTCTTAGGCCAAAAGAAAGGAAGACATAGTTCGCCTCCAGTATTCTTAGTCGGGTTGAGAAAGAAATGGGGTTTCTGCGAAGCTTGAATCAAATCCTGAAGAATAAAATTCCTACTCACAGTAACCTGATCATTTGCAGTGTACGGATTGTGAGAAACTAAAGCACGACCATAATGAAATCTAGTTCCTGAAATCACCATTTTGACGTGTAATTTCATGCGCAATAGTTCATAATTCTTAATTTTATCTCGCACAAATGAGTTCTCACAAAAAGCCTTCCAAGGGTTAAACTTGTAGAAGAATGGTTGACCAACAAGCCAGGTCTGCGCTGATTGACGAATAGGACGTCCAAGAAAATTGCCCAATTCACTATCAGTGTTTTTCGCTAAATCCATTGTCGGCTCATAATAACCTACCTTCTCTGTAGTCCAACCAGCATCCTGGTCAGCAAAAGCAGTAATTTGTTCCGTAGTTATAGGAGCCAATTCCTTTTCCTCTATTCCTGGTGGAGGCTGAGAATCTGAAACAACTCCTGATTGCGAAATCAAAAATTCTTGCATAATAATGTTCAATTCGGTATTTTTACTGAGGATACCGCCCTCAAAAATTGTATATGAAATAGTAATGCAATTTATACAAATATCATGTGCGAGGCATCAATCGACAACATGACAGTGCTATTTTTGTGGGCGTCACCCCGTCGCTAAATAACGACAATATATACAATATATACAATGACTACTTGTGTAGCTGTCCACAAATCGCAGGTAATTCAGAACCTACAACCTGTGCGTTAATCAAACACAAGCAACTATTTTTAGCTTATCCAACGCATAGTTACGGTGGCCCTCGGTATTAAAAGCCCCCAGGGCGGGCTTTTGAGAAGTTGACCTAAAGGTCAAACTTCTCACGATACCACGCCACGCGTTCGTCATAGCTCATGATTGGTCCTACGTGCCCCTGAATTCCAGAAGCACGCGCAACCTCCTCAAGCTGTGACTTACGCGACGTGTAAACCTCTCGACCACATTCAAAATACTTCAATGCTACATTCTGAATGGCTTCAGCACTCGACTGTTCCATAGTCAAAATCTTAGACTTCAAGTGTGTGTGCAACATCTTCGCAATCGAATCCTCCTCAACGGGAGATCTGTATAAACCCAATTCACCATCCCAAACTGCGTAATGCTTCAAAAATGAAGCTTCACTGAGATGAATGAAAGGAACAGATTCGGCATCTTTATCAGCCATGGTGTACTTGATACTCACCTTAGCCAATTGAGCAGCAATAGTAGTGTGGTTGAACTCATCATACCCTTTTGCTACAGTCATAATGTTGTCATCACCATAAGTCATGGCTGAAACTTTTGTGTTGAAAAGTGGAACTTTCCACCATCCATTCTCCTTTGCAATGGCATACCAGCAATAACGCAGGTAAAGAGAATTGACAAAGCTGTTAATAACAACAGTCAAAGGATGTCCAGATGGATTTGATCCCATAAACTGAACCACAGTCCCAAAGTAATCATAAGTTGGGTAAGAAATCTCAGTAGCAATACCACGCATGATAATAAGATCATCCCCATCATAATTTCCACTCTTTTCTGCTAGCTTAATCAAAAGCTTAAAAGCAGCCAACATAAATTGGGGGCTCATACGTCCATCGAATTTAGCGTAATCACCAGCAATGGCACGCTCCCAATCGTGCTTACCAATGTGCTCAAATAGCTCTGTCCATTCAGGTGACTGAACAACAGTACCGACAGCACATTCGGTAGCAATTTTGTTGCGCTGCACCAAGGCAGCAAGCGAAAGAAAATACTTGCGAACAAGCATTACAAAGGGCATGTTTGCCGCAGCAAATACACGCACCTTATCTTTCGTCATCTTCGTAGGTTCATCCTTCAATGAGGCTTTGAAAATAGTGTTAATGGATTCACCAGCTAAAAGCTTAGCTTCCATCTTCGCAATTTCTTCAAGGATCATGGGATCCACGTCACGAGGGCACGAAATTCCCTCAACGTAGCGATCAGACTTATCAACAAATTGTGTCTTGGCCCCCTTACCAGGGAAACCAACCGATGTTGAAAAGTTCATTGCATTGATACCCGAAACTCCATCCAAGCCAGCAAGGTTAACATCATCACTGATCTTACCTACCTTAACAAGCTCGTCTGAAGGAATGGCCATAAGGCTGAGGTCATAATCGACAACAGCTTTATTGAGCAATTCGGAATCAAATTCAGTAGCAGTGTCAACTTTACCACTGATGTCCAATTCCTTGTGGCGCTTAGCGCCCATCTCCTTAGGTGGCGCATGCTTCTTCTCAATATCCATAACTTCCTCAACGGCAGCTGAAATAACAGAAGTAACTACGGCGCTCTTCGGAGTGGAACGGGCGGAATCATTGAGTCCTCCATGCACTCTGATTTTGGAATCGATCTCCAAATCGTTAGTGACACATTTCTCATGAGGAGCAGTCAATGGTCCAAACTTAATGCCCATGCTCTCCGTTTTCAACGAAGAAGCAGAATGAGAGACCAAAACACAAGGCCTCTCATCAAGCTTGGAAATGGCGTCCAGTAAGGAGTGTCTAGTTAAAACACCAGCAGCTCCATTGTAGCCTCTTCCAGCCAAGTGGTGACCGGCAATGAATGGCATTCCATTCACTTTACCGACCAAGGTTGCCATACACAACCCTCCAAAGGTTTCTTCCGGGAAACTGTATTTGTATCCTGGGAAGATTCCTCCTTGAGTTGTAACAACCTTACCACGTGTAGCCGTCATGTTCGAATACTTGACTAATTGTCCATCGTTATTGTAGATGGTAAAAACTTCAACCTTCTTACCTTCATCAATATCCTTAGGATAATAAGCAGTAATATCACGGTGCAATCCGGCTCCCGGACAATACCAAACGGCAAAGTCTGTTCCAGGAATGCGTACAGCTACTTTGTCATCTAGAGGCATGTTCTTGAATGTATGGCCTCCAATTTTAGTTAACGTCACAAATTGTGTTTTAGACGTAACCATATGATTAGGAAGCAAAAGAACATTACTCTTGAGCGGTACGACATTGCAAAATTCGCCACTGTCTTTTTCAACAACCATTAACCTGTTTCCAAGTAAATTGGTGAAATTATCAACAGTAATAGTACGAGATTTCTCAGAAATGCCAGCATCTCCATAAAGATACATTCGCTCACGAGCATGTACATCCCAAAACTCAGCTTCATTCTGCCACGGTTTAGCATCTGGTTTCAAAGTAATTGGTTTTGCACCTTGTGAAGTAGGAAGAGTCTTCCACTTCTTAGCAAGCATTACCAAAACTTTCCAAATGCCAATTGTCATCAAGAAATACATAACTCTCAACTTCGCACTCCAACTCATCTCTCGAATATATTTAGAGGGCAAAGGAATGTTAGCAAACTTCTTGATAACAGAACGACGGACCATATGGAAACGAATAGAAACATATAGCAAGTATAGCAACGTAAAAGCAAGGATCATCCACGATCCTCGCACGTGCATGAAGGTATCATATCCCAGTGTAATAATAACACAAATGAGATAGTAACCAATGCTATTCGTAACAATATCTTTCAACTTGTCTCGCATAAGGTAAGCAATAATAGCTGATCCAAAACGCGAAACAATAAGAGCTTGTAAGCAAGCATTAACCCATGCAACAATACGAATTTCCAAAGCAGTGAGATATTCAACAACCTCACTGACATTTGGAACACCAGCCTGTGAATCCAAAGAACAGGATTCACACATACCAACTGGCAAACCACACTCGCACAACGGCATATCGGCCAAATCACGCTGTGAAGCAACAAATGACTTCTGATGAGCAAAATGCTTTTCAGAGTCAGCCTTCAAAAAGCGTAACAATGTCTTAGTATCAACATCAACCAGCTGTTTTCCCTCGAATTCACGAGGTACGAACATCACGTGTTGTGTCTTTCCTGACTTGAACTTGTCACCTGTCTTGTCCTCCTTATAACGGGGTTCCTCAACAGTGAAAGTGGCATAATCAGGAAATTGATCTCCAGACATATGGGCGATCTTCGAACTATCCAACATCTGTGTTCCAGGCTTGCAATACTCAGGTTTGACGCGCTGAGTAATAGTGACCTCGAAACGACGATTGATAGATAAAGGTTCATTTGACAATTGATTGGACATTAAATCCTTAACATTAGTGGTCGCAGTGACCACCATAGGCTCAATCATAACCTTACCTTTCATGTCGGCGTTAGCGTTCAAAGCTGCCATCGTCATGTTATTCAAAAACATGATAACGGGCAACGTGGGCGATCCATCCGTACGATCCAATGCAGTATTGCAAATATCATCAAAAATTACTCCCTGGTGGTAAGTAGAAAATTCCGATTGATATTTATCCTCCATATTCAACGAAGTTACAGCACGTGGGCTGAAATCATATCCGTTGGATTGAAGCACAAAGCGAGTCAAAGCATTAGCAATCGCTGACTTTCCAACACCTGATCCGCCATAAAGAAGCATTCCATAAGGTTTCTCACGGATACCTTCCTTTTTAGCCAAGGTGCGGGATGTTTGGATTTCTCGCAAAAGTGCAAGACGAGTAGAGTAATAAGCTCTCTCGCTAGTCTTGCAAATGTTCAAAAGTGACAAAGTGGTCGCAATGCACTCATGAACACGACGATCATACGTCTCATCATCAATTTCAGCCTTACGGCCTACATCAATTAAAGCTTTTTGGGATTTGATAAAAGTAAATTCATCATCATAAGCACTCTTGGCTTCTGATTGGAAAAACAAATCAATGTTTCCAGTTTCGAAAACCAGGTTTACTTTAGACCGAACCAACTTACCAAAAGCTACAACTTTCTCAACCAATTGCACAACAGTAATCTGTTGGCGTAATGGCTCAGAAGCGAACATCGACATTCCTCGAAAGGAAATATCAATTTTCTTCACAAATCCTAATGTGATCATCATACGAAGGAGGAAATAAAACTCAGCAAAAATCTCACTTTCCTTGAATAATGCCCAATACTTTCCAAAATCTGGGAAAGAAATGTCGGGCAAAGAAAAGTTGAAATCAGATGCAATATCACGGAGCATCAACCAATAGGTACCGAAATTATCTAGTACCCAATCGGGTGCATCAAACGTGAAATCGATAGCATCCTTAATGCCAAATTGAGACTTAAGAGGTTGGTTTGCGTTACGAACACGCTTCTTCTCTTTAATCTCTTGAATGCGAGCCTCCTTCTCACGCTGCGCGCGATCCTTCCGGTCGCGGGCCTTCTTATCATTCTTCTTGCGCGAATCCCATTTAGACTGGCCATAGCCAGTCTGGGACTCAAGCACAAAAATCTTGAAAAGGTAGTAAACTGAAACAAGCACTACGAAAAGTGCAAGCCAGATCCCCGGGTCGTTCAAATTTGATTCCTCGAAATAGACAGAATTCATAATTTAGTGGGAATAGGGACTAACCACAATGGGCTAAACAAACTAAGACGATATCGTCTCAATCAAATCAATAAAATGACTATTGATAACCTCAAAAAATATATAGGGACACGGTAAATTTAGGTGACCAAACCTCCTCACTCAGGTTGTCATGAGGTAAACGTGTTTATATAAGTTTATATTGTTCATTTATAGTAAGTACAAGTACGTTAGTCAAATTAAGACCAATGGACCAATTCTTCT